CGGCCCTCGAGGGCATCGATGACCGGCTGATCTCGCTCGAACACAGCCGACGGCTCGCCGAGAAGGCGCTACGCGATCTCCCTGAAGGTAACGCGTGGTTGATGATCCAGATCAACGGCGACGACCAGGACGATGCCGACCGCAAAGCCCAGGAGATGATCCGGCATCTGGAGAAGACCGCGTCGATCTCTTCCAAAGTGTTCGACGACCCGGTCCGCAAGAACGAGGTCTGGGCCGCCCGCGAAGCCGGTCTCGGCGCCACCGCATATCCGCCGGATGGCCCGGACACCCACGAAGGGTGGGAGGACGCCGCCGTACCACCTGATCGGCTCGGCGACTATCTGCGTGACTTCCACAAGCTGCTGGAACAATACGGCTACGGTTCCGCGTCGCTGTACGGCCACTTCGGCCAGGGCTGTGTGCATACCCGCATTCCGTTCGACCTGCGCACCGCCGAGGGCATCGACCGCTATCGGCACTTCGTCGAGGACGCCGCGCGACTCGTGGTCGACTACGGCGGGTCACTGTCCGGTGAGCACGGCGACGGCCAGTCTCGGGCGGAGTTTCTTCCGATCATGTTCGGCGAGAGGGTGGTTCGCGCCTTCGAGGAGACCAAGGCGTTGTTCGACCCCGGCAACCGGATGAATCCGGGCAAGGTGGTCCACCCGTTCCGAGTCACCGACAATCTCCGCCTCGGCACGTCGTATCTGCCGTTGGAGCCCAGCACCGCGTTTTCCTACCCCGAGGAGAACCACCGGTTCAGCAAGGCGGCCAATCGTTGTGTCGGCGTTGGGAAGTGCCGGGGCGAGGAGGACGGGGTCATGTGTCCCAGCTACCGCGCCACCGGTGAGGAGGAGCACTCCACGCGCGGCCGGTCCCGCTTGTTGTTCGAAATGCTGCAAGGCGAGGTCATCACCGACGGCTGGCGATCCACCGAGGTACGGGACGCGTTGGATCTGTGCCTGGCCTGCAAGGGCTGTCTGAGCGATTGCCCCGTCAACGTGGACATGGCCACCTATAAAGCCGAGTTCCTGCACCATCACTACAGTCACCGGCTGCGGCCGATGGCGCACTACTCGATGGGCTGGCTGCCGTTGTTGGCGCGCGTGGCCGCGGTGATGCCAGGGCCGCTGAACGCCGCAGCGCACACCGCCGGGGTTTCCACGCTGCTGAAGAAAGTGGGCGGGATCGCCGAGCAGCGTGACATCCCGACGTTGGCGTCCCAGCGGTTCTCGTCCGAGTTTCACAGCAGCCAACCGAAGTCGACGTCGGCGCGGCGGGGAAAGGTCGTGCTGTGGCCCGACACCTTCACCAACAATTTCGACACCCACATCGCCCGTGACGCGGTGGCCGTGTTGGCGGCCGCGGGCTTCGAGGTCGAGGTGCCCAAACCTGCGGTGTGCTGTGGCCTGACGTGGATTTCGACCGGCCAGCTCGGTGTCGCCAAGAAGGTGCTGCACCGGACGCTGAGGATTCTGCGCCCTGCGCTGCGGTCGGGCACCCCGGTGGTTGTGCTGGAGCCCAGCTGTGCCGCGGTGTTCCGTTCGGACCTGACCAACCTGCTGTACGGGGACGAGGATGCCCACCGGCTGGCCCACCAGACCTACACGATCGGTGAGGCGTTGGCCAAGCTGGCACCGGAGTGGTCACCGCCGCAGCATCCGGCGGAGGCCATCGTTCAGCCGCACTGCCATCAGCACGCGGTCCTGCATTACACCGACGAGAAAGACCTGCTGGAGTCCGCCGGGGTGTCCGCGCGGGTGCTCGACGCCGGGTGTTGCGGGCTAGCCGGAAATTTCGGGTTCGAACGCGGCCATTACGACGTGTCCGTCGCCTGCGCCGAATACCAACTGCTGCCCGCCGTGCGGGGCGCCGGCGCGGACACCCTCGTACTGGCCGACGGGTTCAGTTGCCGTACGCAGATCGCTCAGTTGTCCGGCCGCCGGGCCGTCCATACAGTGCAGGCGCTGGCGGCCGCGCTGCGTTAGCGTCCGCCGTCGCCTCGAATATCGCTCGCGCCGGGCGGAACCATCAGCAAGTTCTTGGGTTGTATCGGTTTGGACGCCCGCTGTCCGGCTAACCACGGTACAGACCGGTCTGTACCGCCGTGTTCGGGCCGGACAAGAGCGATGTGAGGATACGAAGTGAATCGACTTATGAGCCTCCCGGCCGGGAGGTTGTCGGCCTCATGACCACGATCGAGTCATCCGTTGGCCACGCTGCCGCCCCGCCCGACGAGACCGATGACTACATCGAGGTCGAGGGGTTGTACGCGCATCTGGAAGAGGCGCAGACCGAAGACGACAGGAGCTACTGGCGCCGTCGGATCATCGAGAAGGCCCTGCCACTGGCAGACCACATCGCCTACCGGTTCGTCAACCGCGGCGAATCCCGGGAGGATCTGCTTCAAGTGGCGCGGCTGGCGCTGGTGAAGGCCGTTCACCGGTACGACCGCAACAAGGGCCGCTTCGTATCCTTCGCGGTGCCCACAGTGCTCGGGGAGATCCGCAGACACTTCCGCGACAACACCTGGGGTGTGCATGTCCCACGCCGCTACCAGGAGTCGACGCTTGCCGTCCGTGCTGCCGTCGATGATCTGGCGCAGCGCAACGGTCGCATGCCGACCGTGCAGGACCTGGCCAGTGAACTCGGGGTCACACCCGACGAGATCCGCCAAAGCGAGGAAGCGCGGCGGGCCTATCGACCACTGTCCATCAACGAGGACCTGCCCACCGAGGACGGCCGCCCCCGGCTGCGAAGCTCGGTTCAGGGTGTCGAAGATGCCGGCTTCGCTCGCGTCGAAGACCTCACGGTCCTGGCCGAGCTGGTGCGCGAGCTTCCCGATCGAGAGCGTGCCGTTCTGCGGATGCGGTTCTACGACTGCCTCAAGCAGCGCGACATCGCCCAGTGCCTTGGCGTCTCACAGGTGCACGTATCACGGTTGCTGAGGTCGACGATCGAGCAGCTGCGGATCCGGATGTGCACCGACGGTGTGGCGATCATCGCGGCGGCGTCATTGGCCGCGTGTCACGTCCGGTGACCGTCCGAAGGTCCACGCTACGAAGCGGTCTCGGCGCGCACGCTGGGGTCAGAACTCCCAGTCCTCGTCTTCGGTGTTGACGGCCTTGCCGATGACGTAGCTGGACCCCGAGCCGGAGAAGAAGTCGTGGTTCTAAACAGCTACCAGGTAGATACGGTAACCGGGTATCTGAGCTGCCAAATCCGTAACGGCAATTCACCCTAGTTATCTGTAACTGTGGGCAAATTGTGGGCACGGTGTGGGCAAGAGTGGGGCGGTCCGGCGCAGGTTGCCACTCTTGCCCACTCTATGGCCGTCGTGGTGGCACCTTGCCCGTGCGAAAGGGGGCGAAGACTCGGGTTTCACGCCGGACCGCCTGGTCTATGCGACGTCGGCTGAGGTGAGTTCGTAGTGGTGCAGTCGGCCCCGCATGTGGTGGGGTTCGACCGCGCCGTCGATGCTCATCCCCGACGCGTCGTCGTCTTCGTCGAACTGGTACGGACCCCATGACAACTTGATTGCGGAGCTGTTGGCGGGGATCTCGACCACACCGGCTTTGAGTGCTATCCGGTAGCGGGAGGTGACGGTTTGGGCTCCCTGCTGGATCGCTGCGGAGGTGTCGAGGGGCCAGACGGTCGCGGGTACCTCTCCCTGGGACACCCAGATATAGATCGTGTTGCCCAGCCCGTCTTCGCTTTCCTCGGCCAGGAAGACTTCGACCCGGTCGTGAAAGATCACAGCGCCGTCTTCCGGTAGCGGTTGAGCACGAAGGTTTCGGCCAGGCTCCACCCGGCGAACCCGCCACGAATCGACACGCTGCCCACGTCGGTCGAGAGCTGCTCGGGGTTGGCGACCAGCCGTGCTGAGGCGGTGGTGATGACCGCGCCGAGCTCGTCGTTGGGGGTGCTGGCGTCGAATCCGCGGCCTCGGGTGTAGGCCTTGACCAGGACGGTGACGACCGAGGCGACCTCCCCGGCCAGGGCCACCAGTGCGGTGTCGCTGCCCTGGCCGAGGAAGTCGGCGACGTCTTGGCCGGTGACAGCGGCCACTAGCTGCCGTCCGCGCTGAGGACGATCACGCCTTCGGGGTGCAGCAGACCAAGGTCGTAGCGGGTGGTGACCCGCAGACCGATCTGGTCGTACTCGGCGTATCGCTCCGACAGCACGGTCACCGACGGCGAGACGTCGCGGGCGATGGCCACCTGCGACATATCGGCCAGCACCGCCGTGCCCTGTGTCAGCTTGTTGGTCACCGTGACCGGGATGCCGAACAGCCGATAAGTCGGGCCGGCGGTGACGTCGGACTCCAGCAGGTACTTGCTGGAGTCGGTGGCTTCCTTGAGCTTGCGCAGCTCGATGAAGTCCGCACCGTTGACGAACCACCGGTTGGGCATGACCTCTTCGGCGACGGCCTGGCCGATGGCGTCGAGCAGTGAGTCGGCGTCGGTGACGTCGAGGGTGCCGGTCTGCACGTTGGCCTGGTTGATGATGCCGGTGATGCTGTCGGAGGCACCATTGCCCTTGAGTAGCGCATTGTCGAGGGCGTCGGAAACGTCTTTGACCAGACGGGCTTTGAGTACGGCGTCGATACCGATCACCGACTGGCGCACCAGCTCGTTGGTGTACTTCAGGATCGTCTTGATGCTCTTGCGCTCGGTGGGCATCAGCGTGAGTTCGTCGAAGTCGACGTCGGCGTCGTCGGGGATCAGCCCACCTTCGCCGACGAATCCGACGGTGGCACCGGAGACGAGCTTGGGGATGCGCAGCACACCGGAGGTATCAAAGATGCGCGGGCCGCTGGAGAGCACCACCGAGGCGGCTTCGAGCGGCTGGACGAGCAGCGAAGATACCTGATCTGCAAGCAGTTCGGGATTCGCAGCGGTTGTTTCAGTCATGAGAGTCCTGTTCTAGGCGTAGGGGATTTGCATCAACCCGTGCCACCAGGACAACGATGGGGCCAGCCACCAGGACCGACCCCATCAGGATACCTCGTATCGCGGCTTCGACTAGGGCACGAAACCGCCCAGCGATGTCCAGTGCTCTATCAGTTCCTCCTTCATGGGAGCCTCTAGATCACGCTTCGCCTTCGCTTCTGCCTCGCGCACCGACCGTTGATTACCCTCGGCGATGTCTTGTGCCAGTTCTTCACCACGTTGCTTCCAACCGGGTGCCAAGTACTTATCGATGAAGTCGTCTGTCGCCTTAATGGTCGGATGGTCATGCGATTTGACGACGTTCTCATGGAGTCGGCGCAATTCGTCGGCTCGGTGCTGGTCGAGGATGTAGATGGCATCTACGACGATTCCGTCGCGGACCGGGATGCCATAGCGCAGCGCAACTGCCACATCGATGGCTGTTGCTGGATTGTCTGCAACCTTCCAATCGGGTATGGCTTCAAGGTTTCCGCCCATCTCCACGATCTTCTCGGGTGAGTAACCAGCTATCGTCGTCCACTGCAACGAGTAGTTCGGTTTGACCAGGTACATCATTGATCTTCCCCCTTTATCCGGCTTTGCCGCGCAGGATGGCGGCGAGGTCGACGTTAGTGCCCGATGCGGTTGCGCCTTGCCCGATTTCGCCGATTGGCCGACGGGCCGCCAGATGCGGTTTGCGAGTCAACAGATCGTCGATGGCGGCGGCCATTTTCGCGGCGTCGGCAAGATGGTCCTCGTCGAACGGCAGATCGGTTGGGTCAGCCAGTTTCCCTGTGGCGCGCACGAGTTCGGTGTGCAGGCGTTGGGCGAGTTCGTCGGCGCGCTGGGCGCGTTGCCGGTACTTGCCGTTCTCTTGGCGCAGCGACTCGACGTATTCGCGGGTGAACGTGTCCGGTTCGGTCTCCTCGGTATCGGGTTCGTCGGGGGTGTCCACCGTCTCGGACACCCTTTCGTCGTCGGCCTCTGCGGTGTCGTCAGCCTCGGCGACCGGTTCGGTTGCTTCGGTGGTGGTTTCGTCGCTCATGCGCTGTTCCTTTCCAATCGTTGGGTGTAGCGGGTTTGACGGATGCTTTTGGCCCACACCGGGCGCGGTACGCAAGCGCATCCCACGTGAGTGGGCATGGGGTGCTGTTTGGGCCACACCCGGCCCTCGCGCCACCACCACCGGCAGAGCTGGCAGGGGTCGGCGTCCATGCCGCGTACCCATCCCTCCGTCAGGGTGGATTCACGCACCGCGTCGGAATACGTTCGGGCGGCGGTGTTGAGCGGCTCAGCGCGTCCGAGACGGCCCACAATCTGTTCGGGTACCTCCGACGCCCGCGCCGTGTCGAGCAGGGTGGTAGCGGCTTTGTGGAGCCGTGCGGTGTCATCGACGACGGGCAGGCCGAGCACCGGCACCGGGGTCCGCAAGGCGACGGTGGCCTCGGCGGCGAACGCCACCTCGGCAAGGGCTGCGGCGCGGGCGTTGTGGCGGGCCACCGAGGCGGCCAGCAGCGCGGTGAACTCGGCGTCGTCGAGCTGCTCGGCCCACAGCGCAATGGCGGCGGTTTCGGATTCGGCAACCAGCGCCAGCAGCGCGATTTGATAGGGCGTCATCAGTTCACCAACCTGCCGAGGTCGACGGCCTGGGCGTCGAGGGCCTCGGCGCGGCGAGCAGCGCGGATCTTGGTGATCTCGTCGTCGCTGTAGCCGAGCTTGGACAGGGCGTAGGAGGCGGGCAGCAATCCGGCCTGATGGAGTTTGACCACGGCGTCGGCTTCCTGGGCGACTGATCGTGTTGCAGCGTCGGCCCATTGGACCCGCACGTCGACCTGTTGGGGGTCAACACCGTCGCGTACCGCGGTCATCAGTCGGGCGACCTGTTCCCAGGCGCGTCCGAAGGTGGCTTGCCGCGCCTCGGCGCGGGCCGTCAAGGATGCCTCGGCGGCCCGTAGCGCGTCGGCTGAGGCGGGCTGGTCGGTGAACACGCCGACGTAATGGGCGGGAAGCGTTGACACGGCCATGATCTGGCCGAGGATCACCCGCACCGAGGCCTCGTAGCCAGCGAGGTCGGCGCTGGGCAGTTGGCCGAACTTCGCCTCGTGGTTCTCCGAGATCATGGCGCGGTTGCCCTCGGGGATCGGGTTGACCTCCAGGGTTTCTCCGGTTTCGTTGCCTTCGTCGTCGAGCACGGGTTCTTCGGTCAGCTCGATTCCGGTGGCCCAGCGGCGCGGCCGGCCAACGTATTCGGAGGTGACCATCATGTCGGCCAGGCACTTGTTGAGCGCATCGACCAGCGGCATCAGGTCGTCGATCTCCGAGCAGCCGCGCTCGGCGAGAACCCGGTCGGCGTTGCGGATCTGCACCACCGGAGGCACACCGAGCGGATTGGCCAATGTCTCGACGACCTTGAAGCCGTGGGTGGTGGCGCCGGTCGAGTTGGCCCGGTAGCGCACAATCTCATCAGGCAGGTACAGCACGGCCTCGGTGGTGGTCTGGGTCTCCCAACGCTTGACCGCAGCCAACGTCTGCCGCGTACCGGGATCAACCTCCACGGCAACCTGTTTGGCCGACTCCACGGTCACCTTCGGGCGGCCGAACCGGTCAGCCCACACGATCACCGGGCAATCCCCGTACAGCAGGGCTTCGCGGTGCGCGGTACCCGAGAGCTGGTCCAGATCGTTCCTTATCCAGTCGGTCCACAAGCCGGTATCGGAGAACCCGGTGATGCGCAGCCGCTCAGCCAACGCCGTGACCGAGAGCCGGGGAATGTTGGAAGCCATGCGCCCAAACCGCGAGCCGAGCGCGGTCTTGGCTTCTGGTGACAGGAACGCCAACGCTTGGGTGCCCGTGTAATACCGGTCCAGCTCGGCGTAACGGGCCGCGGGCCCGTCGAGCTTCTGCAAAAGGTGGGTCAGGTGATCGGTCATGCGGCGAAACTCCTTGTTCGTTTCCGGGTGGGTTTGGTGGCGTGAAACGCAGCCCGGTCAAAGGCAACGATCGCGGCCACGGCGGCGTCGATCTTGCGCGGAGATCCGCGCTTGTCTTTCGACACCAGATCACCCATCGGTGTGCGCTTGGCCACGCAATGCGCCACATGAGCGGCAAGGCGCGGGTCGCCATCGTGGGTAACGGATTTGGTTGCGACGGCCTGATACAGGCGATCCGTCGCGGGGGCCATGCGTTGGGCGGCGGCGGTGTTCCACTCCAGCACCCGTTTCTCGCCGTGCCGGTTGGCCCACGCCTCGATCTCTGAGCGCCAGCCCCACGGGTCGCACGCCAGCTCGATCACGTCGTAGCGGTCGAACGCCATATCGACGGCCTGGTCGACCGTTTCACGCGGTACGCGCCAGCGCGGATCGCCGGGGTTCTCCCACAAGCCTTCGACCCACAAGTGTCCGTCGAGGGTGCAACCCACCAATGCGGTGGAGTCACCCGAGGCCGACCCGTCGAACGCCAGCACCACCCGTTCACGACGCCCGATGCTGCGCTCAGGGTGGGCGGCGCAGGCGTCCCACGCTCCCCACGGCAGCCACGCCTCCACACCAGTGACCCACTGGCCCAACCGAAGCTGACGAAACCGCGCCTCGGAGATGGTACGGCGTACCGACTCGATCCCGTCCTCGGACAGAAACGGCCTCTTACACGCCAGCGCCGGGTTGGCGATACGCCACGCCTTGCGGTCGTCGGCGGCGCAACCCTCCGGTGCGGCGTACTCCTTGAGGTAAAACGCCGGATCATCACCGCGCCGTCCGTGCTCGACGAGCTTCCACATCACCGAATCCGGCGACGACGCCGGGGTCGAGATCGCCAGCGTCAAGCTCTCCGGTCTTTTGCCGGTCACCGAAGTGACGGCCTCCCACACCTCTTCGGTCACCACGTGCAGCTCATCGACGATCAGCAAGCTCGGGTCATGCCCGTGCAGTGCGCCCGGTTCGGCGGGCAACGGCAACAGCATTGCGTCGTTCTCGGGCAACACAAGCCGGTCGGCGTAGACCTGCACCCGTTCCTCGAGGTCGGGATTCAGCTCCACCATGCGCTTGGCGTAGCGCAGCGTGATGTTGGCCTGACGCTGGTCGGAGGCGACGACAAGCACCTCAGCAGACGGCGGGCCGACGAACAGCTCGGCCAGCGAGAGCGCAGCGGCCATCATCGTTTTGCCGTTAGCCCTCGGCAACGACACCAGAGCGGTGCGGATACTCGGCGCGAACGCCCCGGCGATGATCTCGCGCTGAAACGTGCGCAGGTCAAACGGTTCCTTCGCCCCGACACCACGCGGGGTCACCAGGTACTCACCGACAAAGCGCACCCGGCGACGAGCGCGGCCAGTCGGCCAACCGCTGAAGTCCAGCGGATCAGCCTTAACCGTGCCCTTCGGACCAGCCCTCATGCCACACTCCGAACATGGCATTCACGGTCACCTACGCGGACGGAACTGTCACCGCATACGACGACAAGACCAGTTGGACCGTCGATGGCGGCGTGCTGAAGATGGGTGCGGTCGAGGGACAGTGGACCTTTCTCGTATCCCCATCGTTCTGGTCCAAGATTGAGACGGACCCGCAGAAGCCGAAGGAAACGGGCATTCCACGGCGGCTTTACTAGTCTCACGTATACCCCCCGGGGGTGTGTAACTCAGAAAATGCCTCGCCAAAGGGCTGGGCTCCAGAGGCCTTGGGGCATCCCCCCTGGTCAGATGCTCGGCGGGCGGCGTCGAGGCGTTCGCGGCCTGTGCGGGTGGGGTGGCGTCGGTAGGTGGCCTCCAGGCGGACAATGACGGCCAGCACCTCGGCGTGGGTGAATCCGGTTGTGCCTCTGCGGCTGTTGCATGCGCAGCAGCGCACGGCGATGTTCTCCCTCGCGTGGACCAGCTCGGGCGCAAGCGATTTGGGGATGATGTGGTCTGAGGTCAAGTCCTCGGTGGCTCCGCAGTCGAGGCACCACGGCTGGAGGCGGCGTGCTCGGAGGCTGAGGCGTCGCCAGACCGGGTCGTATGCGGCTTGGCCGGGGCCTCGACGTTGGCGGGTGTCTTTGGGTCGGTGCTCGTCGCAGCGCGGCTTGCTGCTGGGTTCACCGCATACAAGGCAGGGTTTGAGGGTCACGCTTGGCTATGGCCCTGCTGTAGCTGTGTCATCCAGTCGCGGCGTTGGTCGTCGGTGGAGTCGATGACCATCTGGCAGAAGTCCCTTATGCCGGGGAGTTCTTCGGCGCCGAGGGTGACGACGATGGTGCCGACGCGCTCGTCGTCGATCTTGAATGCCGGGAGTAGGAAGTCGGCGCTGGCGTCGGGCATGAGGGTCAGCACGGGTTGCACGGGTCCGGTGGTGAACACGCGGTCTGCGGGGATGCCGTCGTGTTCATAGGTCAACGCGTCGTCGGTCATGCTGTGGCTCCGCTCGTTTGTGTCCTGGTGCGGTTGAGGATCTGTTTGACGCGGTCGGTCATGCCGGGGGTGTGCTCGGTTGGCGCGCCGGGAGGCTCAGACGTCTGAGAGTGGAAGAGTGTTACGTCTGTTTCGACTGTTACGTTCTGTTCGTTTGCGCTGGTAGGTACCGGTGTGGGAGGCGTAACACTGGCGTTCGTAACACTCGTAACGGTCGTAACACTTGTGTATGCACCACGGCCTGTCTTAGTGATGCGTCCACCTGTCGCCAGACGGTTGAGGTACACGCGGGCCTGGTCGCTGCCGATGCCGAGTTCTGCTGTCACGTCTGCGGCTGTGGTGTGCGAGCCGGGGGCACGTTCGTTAACCAGTGCGAGCACTTCCAGTGCGCGATCCCCGAGGACTTTTCTCTCGCGCCGGTTGGTGGCTTCGTCAGCCGCTTCGGCGAGTCCAGCGCCGGACAGGGTCCAGTTGCCCTCGGTGACGGTGAAGGCGTATTCACCCTCGGGCGCGTCGCGGCCCGTAACTTGCAGGGTGGCTTCGCTGCTGCCGCGAGCACGTCGCAGGACGAGCACGTAATCGGCTGACCCGGCCAGTCCGAGGGTGCCTGACAGGTCGTCTACCCAATCGTCGGAGGATGCTTTGCGGGTGTGGTGCACACCGAGTAGAGCCGAGCCGGGGAAGGCGTCGACGACGTCTTTCAGCGCGACGCCCTCTTGGTAGTCGGCGAGGTAGGGGTCGTCTCCGCGACGGCGCTGCTGGCGTGCCCGCCCGAGGGTGTCGAGGATGACCAGGCCGTGAGGGTGTCCCATCAGCCAGGTGGTGATGGTGGCGTGAAGAAGCTTGGGGTGAACAGCGGTCAGTAGGTGCAACCGATGGGGTGGCATGTCCTGCCCGTAGACGGCGCGGATTCGGCTTTGCAGACGGCGGGGTGAATCCTCCAGCGCGAGAAGCAGAACATCGCGCTGCTCGACGGCGATCTTGCCGAACGCCCGCCCGCCGGCCGCGACAGCGAGGGCGAGGTTCAGTGTCCACCAGGACTTTCCAAGTTTGGGGGGTCCGGCCACGATGCCGAACCCCTCCTGGACGATGCCGTGGACGAACTGCACAAGGTCGGGAAAGACTTCGTGGTGCAGTTCTGCTGCGGTGATGAGGCCATCGAGAAGGTTGACCT